AGAGCAGTATAGTATCAAGAGTCATATGTCAGTATATGATTCTACATTCGTTTGGAAAAAAGGAGGATCTGAATGGTGAACAATTACGGACTTGAATTAATATTCTGGGTAGTTCTAGGTGTCTATCTCATCTACCAGTACGAAGAATTTAAAAAGAAATGAACAAACATCCTATCTTTCCTGTAGAACTTTATACATTTGAGAACACAGATTTGATAGAACCTACTCTCGATGCGTTAGATCCTATTGAGAGAGGGATGTTTAATATGCCAAATAATGTACAGACTACAGCAGGGAACTTACATCTATTAGATGCTTTCAAACCTACTACAGATTGGATAGAAAGTTGTCTTGAAGAGATCAGACTAGATCAACAGTATGAAATGTATGGTAAGTTTGAGATCTCTTTGATGTGGGGTGTTGTCTCTCCAGAAATGAGTGCTGGTTGTCACAATATTCACAGACACCCTATGTCATACTGGAGTGGGTTATACTGTTTAACTGAAGGTCATCCCACTATGTTTCAAGATCCTGTATCGTTCAGATCATTTAATCAGATGGAAATCATATCAGCAAAATATGAAAATGCAGTTCCAGCACCTACACATAAACCAGGTACTTTGATAGTCTGGCCAAGTTGGTTGCTTCATTTTACTGTACCACATATACAAGATTTTGTACGTGCAGGAATATCATTCAATGCTATGCCTACAGGTGCTATCAATCAAGGACCTTTTGGACAGAATATGGTTAACTTAAAATTACTTAAGGATGATAATACAGATAGATCTATTATGTGGGAGTATGATGCAAAAGGATATGGTAAGGACGGTGCGGGGATGGGTGGATGATAGAAGTTATAGACGATCTATTTGACTACAAGTTTGTATGGGATACGTATCAATACTTTGAGAACTATCAACACTGGGAAAAATTAGGTGATGCTTTTGGTAGCAAAGTTCCTAGTCTTGGTAGAGTCTTTGACAAAGAGTTTGGTGAGTTTGAACCTATTGCAAATGAATATGTTAAACTATTAGATAGGCAAGATTTTAAACGTTGTCTTTACAATGCTTTCACCTTTCAAGATTGTCCAAAACCACACATAGACTCACATTCACCTGACGGATTTACCTATATGATATATGTAAACCCTGATTGGGATGCTGGTATGGGAGGAGAAACTATCTTTATTGAGGACGGAGAAATCATTAAGTCAGTCGTACCTAAGTTTGGTAGACTATGTAAATTTACAAGTGAGATCTGGCACGGTGCCAGACCTCCTATGATGGATGCACCTACGAGATACAGTTTAGTATTTCAAACACATCCAGTAGAACCTGAGACTATCGCAGATTTATTATGAAGAACTTGAAAACACCATTACGATATCCTGGTGGTAAATCAAGAGCAGCATCACAACTGGTGAGTGCGTTCCCTAACGAAATAAGTGAGTTTAGAGAACCCTTCCTTGGTGGTGGTAGTGTTGCTATTGAGTTTACTAAAAGGAATCCTGATATTCCTGTATGGGTAAACGACAAGTATTATTATCTAACTACATTCTGGCAACAACTCCAATGTGCAGGAGAACAAATGGCAGAAGAGTTAACAGTATTGAAGAGAGTATATAACACTGAAGATAAAGCAAAAGAGTTATTTAATAATGCTAAAGATATGATTTCTAAGTTGGAACCATTCCAACAGGCAGTATATTTTTATGTAATGAACAAGTGTTCTTTCTCTGGATTAACAGAGAACAGTTCATTTTCTAAACAGGCATCAGTAAGTAACTTTTCTCAAAGAGGTATAGATAAGTTACCAGACTATCAAAAGTTAATTAAGAATTGGAGAATCACTAACAAAGATTATCGTGTACTCTTACTAGCAGTAGGTCACGATGCTGATAGTGAACTTGATTATTGGTTGCCAGAGACACCATTCCCTCATAGTAATTGTTTCGTATTTTTAGATCCTCCATATGATATAAAAGATTTTTTATATGGAAACAAGGGTGGAACATTACATAAAGGATTTGATCATATTAACTTTGCAGATAATTGTAAGTTGTCAACTAATAATTTAATGATTACATATAACTCTAATGAAAAGATACAACAACTATTCAATGATTTTAATCAGACAGAGTTCGACCTGACATATACTATGAGATCAACTGGTACTTATAATAAAGATCAAGAGAAAAGAAAAGAGTTAATGATTACAAATTACAAACGACATTCACTAGAAGAATTTATCCAATATGATTAAAGAATTAATAGAACCAAAAGATCTTTTATTAGCACATAGGATTCAATCCTGTAGTTACAAGTTAGACCGTAAGAGTTTATCTGAGTTACTTAGAGAGAATATGTTGCACTACAATGGTGTTGGTTTATCTGCAAATCAAATTGGTATCTGGGAAAGAGCATTTGTAATGATGACTAACATAGAAAAAGAAGAAACAATAACTTGTTTCAATCCTAAGATTATAAAGACATATGCTAAGAAGGAGATAATGGAAGAAGGATGTTTATCCTATCCAAACTTATTCTTAAGAGTTGAAAGACCTTGTAGTATTGTTGCTAAGTGGGAAGATGAAAATGAAGTAATTCATAAAACCAAATTCGAGGGATTTAGTGCTAGAATATTTCTACACGAATACGACCATATGGAAGGTATCGATTTTACCCAACGAAAAGTAAATGACTTCTGAAAAACTATTAAAGATTTACATCCAAGCAAAACTAAAGAAAATTAAATTAAAACCAACACGCAAACATTACAACGTACATCTCTATGGCTAAGGATCAATATCCTTTAGGTGATTATCTAAAAAGTATCAACGAAACAAAAGAAGACTTGACTCTACGTGACCCTGAGTGGATGAAGAAGTATCCACCCTTCATCATTAACAGGTGTCTTAGTAGTCATATGGATGCCATTTTGATGGCAAATGAAATGAACTTCCATCATCAATTAGATAAGGATTTACAATATTCCTTTTATCTAAATACTCTTAGAAAAAGGAAAAGGTTCTCACCGTGGCAACGCAAAGATAAGATCGAAGACCTCGATGTTGTCAAGCAATACTATCATTACAATGATGATAAAGCCAAAGATGCCTTACGAATTCTGACAAAAGATCAAATTGAATTGATCAAATCTAAATTAAAATAGGTGGAAAATTATGAGTGGGGAAACCGTTTCTTGGTCGGTTGATAATATGGTAGAGGTTGCTCTACGTCAACCCGATGACTTCTTAAAGGTCAGAGAAACATTAACACGCATTGGTGTAGCATCACGTAAGGAGAGAAAACTATTTCAGTCTTGCCATATCTTACATAAGAAAGGTAAGTATTACATAGTACACTTCAAAGAATTATTTGCATTAGATGGTAAACACGCAAACATTACATCTAATGACGTAGAAAGAAGGAATAGAATCACAAAGTTATTATCAGATTGGGGTCTTGTTAACATAGTTATAGAGAACGATCTAGGTATTCTTGCACCATTAAACCAGATAAAGGTAATCTCCTACAAGGATAAGAAGGAATGGGTGCTTGAGTCTAAATATAATATCGGAAAGAAGAAAGTTGTAGAGGGGTAATAAAGCCTATATAAGTTAGCATAAACACACATTATGGCAGATACTAAAGTAGATAAACCAAAAGGTCCTATGGGTAAACTAAAAGAGTTTACTGAGGACAAAGAGGAACAACTTGCTATCCTTAGTACATTTGTACGACTAGGTATTTTGGTCTGGTCTGGCGGTATACTAACATTAAATTATGTTACTATACCAGGTTGGGAACAAGATAAAATTGATCCAACTTTTATAGCTTCGGTCTTCACAGGAGTCACAGCTACCTTTGGCATTCAAGCGGGAGGTAAGAAGAAGAGTGACGGTGGTGGTGGAGCAAACATATCTAAGAAGGATATGGAGATGCTCATAGAGAAAGCATCACAAGCAGCACCAACACAAACAATTAAGTTAGAGGTTCCAGCAGTTAAAATTACTTCTTAGTTATGGATCAGGATGAAGCAATGTTTGGGACAGAACCCAAACCAAAAAAGAAAAAGGTAAATCTCGTGAAGTACTTTGCTATAACAGCAGGAGCACTATTTGGTTTATCACATATAGGTATGATTGGTA